ACCCTTTCTTCGCTACGGCTTCTTTCGGCGGGGCGCATACTACTGCGCTGGGCTTCGGCACGGGTGGCCACCTTCCTCTAGGCAAGAGGGGTTGGTTCTCCACCCACAACGGTCCTGCTGCACGGACCATATAGTGCAGGGGCCCTTTTTGGGATCCCGGGACTCGCAGCCCGGAGTTTCCAGGGTACTTAACCCTGGCCCGTCCGTGTTGGGTGAACACGGCCGAGCGACCGGTTGTCGCCGCAGCAAGTCTGGGGCCAGTTAGATCGCGTTAATTGTAATTGGATTGGGTGTGATGTGGCGTAGGCAAGGGCGAAGCTAGAGTTTTTACTCGCGATAACCCGCGCCGGTTGCTGCTACGGGGGGTTTCCCCGGTACACGCAAGGGTTTTGACCCTGAACCGTCCTATACATGCTAGCGTTCCGTATCTGGATCTGGTGGCGGCCTCCTCACATTGTTTGTGTGGAGGCTCACCATCGTGGCCGCCTGAGGCCCAAAACACAGGCTGGTAATGGCTGGAATGATGCCAATCACTTACCAGGGGGCGATCCCCCAGAAAAAGTGACTCTGCCAGTGGAACGCACTGGCTTGCTGCCACCGGTTGAGAGGCTGGTGTCGGGACTTACTCTCTCGCTTCTTCCCAATCCACTTCGACATCAGCGATGTCATCTGAGGAACGTCTCCTCAGCACTTTCCGAACTCTCGTTCAGGACCCCGAGTTCAGTGAATATGCCGCTCCTGACGATGGCCTGATCGGCCAGTCCGTGATTGCACAGCAAACAATCCAGGTTGACGTGTCCGCCCCTAGCGGACAGCCCTGTGATATGTGGGTTGTCAACACGGGCTTTGAGGTGCAGGCCGGCGACAATCTGGTCGCCGACTTTACAATCCGTGGTACCAACGGCAGCACCCAGTACCCGCTCAATCAGGCTCCCAATTACTCCCAGCTGACCAATCCCACCGCTGGTCAGCTCTGGGGTGGATTGATGATTTACATGATGAGCCCTGGACAGTCCCCTTTCCCTTCGTCCACGGCCACCACGGTGGGTCCCTGTCCCCCTCTGGCAACGTATCGCCTGGTGTACGACTCTGAGATGATCCCCGATCTGTCCTCCTCTGATCAAGTCAGGGTGATTGGAAGCTCCTTTGAGGTCATCGACACCACCGCGAACCTCTACCAGCAGGGCAATTCTGTTGCGGCCTCGTTTGTTCACAGCAACAATAACCGCGACCTCTTCAACTTCTCCACCAACACAGACCTTTCTGGGGTTTCCGGCTACCTGGGCACCACTGTTGCCCAGCACCGCTTCCTCCCCCCTGGTGACATTGAGTCTCTCCGCAAGCAGCCTGGTGCCTATACCGGCAAGGCGAAGGATGGCATTTTCGCCTACACTCCTTCAGTGTGGCCGAATGTGCCGTCAGGCGGATTCAACAATGCCGTGATCTACGAGGGCGGTGACGCTGTCACCCCTACGCCCTCCGACCTCGGCAATGTGTCCCTGCTGGTCGGCAATGTGAACGCAATCCAAATGCCGACCGTTTCGTTGACACAGACTCTTGTCACCTACCCCGGCTCCATGTCTGCATCAAGATTGGTGTCTACTTCGGAGATAGCTGTGGCGGTCTTCACTGGGCTTCCTGCCCAGTACACTGCGAGTGTTCAGCGCAAGATCACGGTTCAGCGTTTCGTCGCGCCTGGCAGCCCCTACGTTGCATTCGCGAAGGTACAGCAAGGCAAGTTCGACCCTATTGGATTTGCCCGCATCTGCAACGCGATCGCCGAGATTCCTAGGTTCTACCCCTCCTCGTACAACAGGACTGGGGCTTTTGCGCGCCTCGCCAAGAAGGCTTTCAACGCCACCAAGAAGGTCGCTGGCACTGTTGCCAAGGCCGCACTTCCCGCAGCCACCCGCGGTCTCCTCGCGGGTGGCCCTATGGGCGCGATGAGTGCATCACTGCCGGTTGTCCGTCGCGAGCTTGAGGCTGTAGCTGCTGCCCCCCGTAGCATTGCACGGCCTCTGGCTCGCGCGTTCGAGCTCCACAATTCCGGCTCTTCTGCTTCCTCATCCACCGCCACACCCCGCCGTCGTCTACGGTCCGCCCGGCCAAACAGGGCTAGACAAAATTGAGTGCGATGTCAAGGGGGGCCCTTCCCCCCAGCTGGCCTCAGGAGATAGTTGGCTTGATTCGTACCATTATCGCGCGCCACAACGCGTCAAGCGCCGTGCGAAGCCCCCACGCGATTCGTTTTCGCGGCGGCGCACGCAGCGTGTTGACACAATTCGCCGATTTGGTGACGATGTCCATGCCTGACCTCATCGCCCTTTTTCCCACCCGCGACGACGGGTTGTTCCACGGACACGTGCTGTTCGACACCTATACTGTGCACTTTGTGTACC